AAGAACGAGCCCAACAAGGCGGCGCCCAAAGCATCGGGCGACACGGGAGGCGGCTTCGGCGACGACGAGCCACCGCAACCTGACCCCGACGACCCCGACGAGCTGGAAGAGGCGGCAGAAGAAGCCGCCTAGCATTCCTGTAAAACAACGAAAGAGGCCCTGGCCATGGTCGAGGTAGTGACCACGCATGCCATGGACGGTACGCGCTCGCTCATCACGAACGGCGAACTGATCCTTTATGGCGTGATCGATCCCGCCGGCTTTTTTGCCGACAGCATCCGCGCGATCGACGTGATCGATAGCCTCGCGGCACTCCCGTCTGGTGGCGAGCTGCTTGTACGCATCAACAGTCCCGGCGGTAGCCTCGACGAGGGCGTAGCCATCTACAACAGCCTTCGCACGGCAAACAAGCGCATCATCGTTCGTATCGACGCGATGTGTGCCAGCGCCGCGTCGGTCATTGCCATGGCCGGCGACGAGATCGTCATGGCGGCCGGCAGCACGATGATGATCCACGACCCGTACGCCAGCTTGCTGGCCGCAGGTTCGGAGGAATTGCGCGCCGCCGCCGATGTGATCGATCAGCAGCGCGAGCAGATGATCGGCATCTACGCGGCGCGCACTGGCGCCTCGCGGGAAGAGATCAGCGCCTGGATGGCGTCCGAGACTTACATGGACGCAAACACGGCGCTGGAACGCGGTTTCTGCGATCGCGTCGAGGAGCCCGCGATGAAAGTCGCGGCCTGCGCCACGCTCAACAAAGCAGACTTGGCACGGCTCATGGCTGCGCCATCCACCGTCCAGACGAAAGGTCTGGTCAAAGCGGCACCGCCGCCCCCTCACAGAACGAGGATAACCATGACTACCAACACTGGCGGCACCCCGACCGAGACTCCGGCTGCCGTTCCTCCCATCATCACGCCTCCTGCGGCTCCGTTTCAGCCAATCACCGGCACGCCTCCGGCGCCGGCTCCATTGCCCGTCTATGCCGCGGCACCGCCCGCACCGGCGCCCGTCGCGCCGCCTGCGCCGATCGATCTCGTGGCTATCCGCCGCGAGGCCGTCATGATGGATCGGCAGCGTGCATTGACCATCCGCGCGGAGGTCCGTCGCGCGCGCCTGCCCGACGAGCTCGCCGACCAGTTGGTCGAAAGCGGAGCGACCGTTGAACTGGCGCGGGAAAAGATTATCGACGCCTGGGCCACCATGCACGAGTCCTCGCCGGAGAACGGCAACGGCTTCCCCCGCGTTCCCGGCAACAGCACCGTCACCGTCGATGCGGCCGAGAAGTGGGCGCAGGGCGCAGCTCTCGGGCTCCTGGCACGCACCGGGCTCAAGGGCGGCGAGCGCAACGAGTTCTCCGGCCTCACCATGTATGAACTGGCCCGATCGGCGCTCAACATGCGCGGGATCAAGAATGGGCACATGGATCGCATGACCCTCGTCGGCACGGCGTTCACCACCATGAACGCGGTCAGCTATCACACCACCTCCGACTTCGGGAACGTGCTCGGCACCACCGCATATCGGGCGATGATGACCGGCTGGGAGGAAGTCGACGAGACCTTCCCGCTGTGGACCGGCAAAGGACAGGCATCCGATTTCCGACCGATCTCGCGCGTTGACATGGGCCTGTTCCCGAATCTCGACAAGGTCGAGGAAGGTGCCGAGTACACGTACGGGACCATCAGCGACACTGGCGTTCAGGTCCAGATTGCGACGTACGGCCGGATGTTCTCGATCACCCGGCAGGCGATCATCAACGACGATCTCGGCTTCTTCGATCGCGTGCCGCGCAAGATGGGCCGCGCCGCCAAGCGCACCATTGGCAATTTGGTCTATGCCATTCTCAATGGGAATCCGACGATGCAGGACGGACTGGCCCTGTTTCACGGTACACACGGCAATCTCGCCTCGCCTGGCACCATAATCAGTGTCACCTCGATCGGTGCCGCGCGTGCAGCGATGGCCCGACAAGCCGACCCCGATAATATCACGACATCCATCGGCGTGATCCCGAAGTGGCTCATCGTGCCGCCGGAGCTGCTCACTCTCGCCAACACGACCATGTCGAGTGAGCGCATCCCCGGCGATCCTGGTCAGATCGCAAACCCGGTGCGCGGCGTTGCCACGCCGATCGCCGACGGCAGGCTCTCAGGTACGGCATGGTACATGGCCGCCGATCCAAATCAGGCCGACACGATCGAGGTCACCTATCTCGATGGTGTCGAAACTCCGTTCATGGATCAGCGGCAGGGCTGGAGCGTCGACGGCACGGAATTCAAGGTCCGCATCGACGCCGGCGTCAAAGCCTTGCACTGGCGCGGGCTTTACAAGAATCCGGGCGCTGCTTCCATGATGTTGTCTGCATCGGAGCTGCGCGCTCTGGGCGTCGAGGTTGCCCCCGATCCGCGCGACCCGCGCAAATAAGCAGCGCGTCACCACCCAACAACGCAAGCGAGGAGAATGAACCGTGAAGAATTTCATCGCGGAAGGCGCAACTGTGACTGCCCCGGCCCCTGCTGCCGGCACCATCTCCGGAAACGCGTATCTGCTTGGCACACTCATCGGCATCGCCAGCACCACGCAGCCTGTTGGCACTCCGACGGCTTTCAGCCTGGTCGGCGTGTTCGAGGTGCCGAAGGTCAGCGCAGAGGCGTGGACCATTGGTGCGGCTATCTACTGGGATGACACCGCCAAGAAGTTTACCTCCGTAGTCGGCACAAATACGCTTGCCGGCAACGCGTGGGCAGCGGCGGCGAACCCGTCTGCGGTGGGTCGGGTCCGGCTCAAGCAGTAAGCTATGGCGGTCGACTTCAGCGCGCTGGTCCTCAAGCCCTGCGAGAATACTTTCGCGCGCCCGATCACCATCTTGCCGTTGGCGTCGATCCCTGGCGGAGCTTCCTATGTCGCGCGCGGCATCTGGACAATCCGCAACATCGACATCGCGCTCGAGGACGGCGGCATCCTGTCGAGCGACACGCTTACCTTGGGCGTGCGCTTGCTGGAGTTCCCCGTCGAGCCGATCAAAGGCGATCAGGTCTACATCCCCGCACACGGCAGCTTGACCGAGATCGGTGTCGTCTCGATCGATGACACCGACGATGACGGCCAGGGCGGCAGCGTTTGGACCGTCAAGAAGGTATCAAACGATGTTATCGCAGCCTACTGGTACTGACCGTGAAAACGCATGCGACAATCATCCGCGACGCAATCATCGCGCGGATGCTCGATCTCGGCTTCACGACGGTACGCTCAAACCCTGCCGGTACGCTCCAGCCGCATGAGCTGCCGTATCTCGGCGTCTATGTGGTCCCAGGCGGCCGATCGCAACCAGAGGGTGACGGCAACACTGGAGGCATCAGCTTCCTCGAGGATGCCGTCATCGCCTTTTCGATTGTCGAAGGCGGCGACCCAGAGACGATCGAATACACCCTCGACAACATCAGCCACCTGATCCAGGAACGGCTGTTCTCGGACGCGACGTTCACCGCGTTCGATCCACCTTTCTGGGAGTCGATCGAGGAGATCACACGCGCGCGCCCGTTTGCGCACGAGGGCGAGACGCATTTCGCCGAGATGCGAATGCACATGACGTTCCGCTTTCGTTGGGATCACTATCCGACCATCACCGACGACTTCGAAAGTCTGCACATTCGCGCTGCTTACCCGACAGCCGATGCGACCGAAGAGGATCGGCCGCAGGTCGTCGCTGAATGGGACATCCCACAAACCTGAAAGGCGATCCCATGCCCGTGAAAGTCTGGCCGGCGTCGGAAGACGCGGTGAAATACATTCGACATCCAATGACCCGCAAGTTCAATGATCTGAACGACGGCATCGACTGGCCGGAGGATCAGTTCACGTTCCGCCGGATCGCCGACGGTGACGTGACCGTCGACCAGCCAGGCGCGGCCAAAGCCGACGACTCCAAGGCGCAAGAGCCGAGCGATCAGGGACGCGAGCCGCAGCCGCAGCCGCCGCCGGATGGACCGCAGCCGGCGCCGCCGCCGAAACCGCGCGCGCGCTAACGCCTCATCCTCAACAACGGCAGGGAGACCGTCATGCCGATCTCGTTCAATGATTTTCCCGCCAACTGGCGGCTGCCACTGTTCTGGCTGGAGGTGGACCCGTCGAAGGCCGGTTTCCCCACCCTCAAGCAACCCGCCTTGATCGTCGGGCAGAAGCTTGCTGCCGGCACCGCACCTGTGGACGTGCCGTTCCCGGTTAGCTCGGAGGCGCAGATCATTGCCGCCGCGGGCCGCGGCTCAATGCTCCATCGCGAGGTGGTCGCCTTCCTCGCCAACAATCGTGCGCACGAGCTGTACTGCCTGCCGGTGGCAGAACCGCCGGCAGGCGTTGTTGCGAGCGGCACCATCGTCGTCACGGCCCCGCCAACGCAGGCGGGCACGCTCTACCTCTACATCGCTGGCCAGCGGCTGCAGGTGCCGATCGCAGCGACTGACACGGTCGACATCGTCGCCGGCATGATCGAGGACGTGATTACGGCGACGCCCGATCTGCCGGTCACCGCGACCGTCGCGACCGCAACAGTGACCGTGACCTGCAAATGGAAGGGATTGACCGGTAACGACATCGACATGCGGGTCAACTACGGCGGGCCGCTTGCGGGCGAGATCATGCCGGCGGGCCTCACCCTCACGGTGGCGGCCAAGCTTTCGGCCGGTACGGGCCAGCCAAACTTCGCCGCGGCCATCGCAGCACTCGGCGAAGAGCAATACGAATACGTATGCCTGCCTTTCACCGACACCACTTCGTTGACCCAGTGGAAAACCGAATACGAGTTCGGCGACAATGGGCGCTGGGGCTGGATGCGCCAGCTCTACGGCCATCTGTTCTCCGCCTATCGCGGCACCTATTCGGAACTCAAGGCCTGGGGGCCGACGCAGAATTCCGGCGTCCTCAGCGTGATGAGCGTCGAGGTGAATTCGCCATCGCCGATCTGGGAATGGAGCGCTGCCTACACCGCACAGGCGGCCCGTCACCTGCTCAACGACCCGGCGCGACCGCTGCAGACCTTGCCACTGGAAGGAATTCTGCCCGCACCAAGGAACCAGCGCTTCCTCACCTCGGAGCGGCAGAACCTCGCCGGCACTGGACTGGCGACGCAGACCACGACGCCGGACTTCAAGGTGCATATTAACCGGGAAACGACGACGTACCAGCTCAATAACTACGGCGTCGGCGACGATGCCTATACCGACGTGACCACGCTGGCGACCCTGGCCCGTCTGTTCCGCGATCTGAAGCACATGATCACCACCAAATACCCGCGGCATAAGCTGGCAAACGACGGGACCAGGTTCGGCCCTGGCCAAGCCATCGTCACGCCGAAGACCATCAAGGCCGAGATCGTTGCGCAGTATCGCATCGAGGAATTTGAGGGCCTGGTCGAGGACGTGCGGTCGTTCAAGGCGAACCTCATCGTCGAGCGCAACATCAATAATCCGAACAGGCTCGACGTGCTCCTGCCGCCAGATCTCGTCAACCAACTCCGCATCTTCGCGGTGCTTGCGCAGTTCCGGCTGCAGTACAACCGCGGAGTTGATCTCGCGGTCGCATAGGAGGCGGCCATGGTCGCCAGCCTCATTGTCTGGCTCATCATCTTTGCGTGCTCGTGGTTTGGCTTTCCCTTGCCGCACCCGATCCCAAAGATTCTATGGGCGATTGTTGGCGTCATTGTTCTTATCATGCTGGTTTCACTCTTGTTCGGATGGCGACCAGTACCGCCCTTTCGTGCGCGAGCCGAGCCCGCAGTCGCAAGTCCCGCCGTTGCCGCCTTATCCTGGCAGGCCACCCGACATCTGTAAGAACGGATGTTGAAGGTTTTGCCGGCGCGGCTACTAACGAATATTCGCTAATCACACCGAACACGGCAACGGCCTCGCCAATTGCGGGGCCGTTTGCTTTTTGCCAACCGAGGAGAAGATAAATGGGCGTGCGAGTCGCTGGGATTGCCTTCCTCAAAGTGGACGGTGAGCAATATCCCCTGCGTGGCAATTTCACGGTGTCGCCATCGCCGGTCGAACGCGCTGGCATTGCCGGCCAGGACCGTGTGCATGGCTACAGCGAACTTCCGCGCGTGCCCTTCATCGAAGGCGACGTGACGCTCGTGCCGGAGCTGTCAATTGAAGATGTGGACGCGGTGACGAATGCGACAGTCACCGCAGAACTGGCGAATGGGCGCTCATACGTCTTGCGCGAAGCATGGTGCAAGAGCGCGCTCGAATTAAACGCCGCTGACGGGCTCACGCGCGTGCGCTTTGAAGGCACATCATGCGACGAAATTACCTAACGGGGAGAACTGAATGGCAGGTGAAGAAAGAATCGCAGACAAGGACGCGCCAAGGACTGACGCTCCGCCGGAAGAATTGGCGTCATTCCCTTACGTTGCCAAGCTGCGCAAGCCAGTGCTCGACGAAGGCAACCAGACGCTACAGCTCACGTTCCGCGAACCGACCGGCAGCGACATCGAGCGCGCCGGCTATCCTCTCGTTCTCGACAATGACGGGCGCACCGTGTTCGACGAGCGTCGCATGACGCAGATGATGGCGACACTCGCCGCCGTGCCACCTTCAAGCATCCGCATGATGCACAGTCAGGATTGGGCGCGGATCGCATGGTTCTTATACGGTTTTTTTCTTCCGGGGCGAACGGAGTAATCCTCGACGCCTATCGCCTCGCAAAATACTACGGCGTCTCGCCAGATGAATTCCTAAAACTGCCGCTGACGAGAATCCTGCGGCACAAGTGGTGGACCAGCAAGCTCATTGAGGAAGTGAGCCAGCAGCAGGAAGAGTGACGATGGTCGACGACCTCCGCATGCGGGCCACGTTGGTCGATCAGGTCACGCCGACCGCCAAGAAGATCACCAACGAACTGTCGCAGATCGGGAAGATCAAGCCCGGCACAGAGTTAACGAAGGACCTGGACAAGGTCCAGAGGGTGATGACGCCGCTGCGGGCGACCATCCTCTCACTTGTCGGGCAGATGCGTGGACTGCCGGCAACCATGCGTTTCGCGTCCGGCGGCTTTGCATCGCTCGGCAGCAGCATGGAGGGCGCCGGCACTGCGGCAACCGGGCTCGTCGGGCGGCTCGGTTCAGTCGGTACGGCGATCGCCGCGGCCGGCGCCGCCATCGCCGGCTCAGTCATGGAGATGCGGCGGTTCGCAAAAGAGTCGCTTTCACTCGATGACGTGGCACGCCGTTCTGGCACCACCGTGGAAGAGGTCGTGAAGCTGCAGCGGGCGATGAAGGGGTTCGGCATCGACTCCCAAACCACGCAGCGCAGCATCACCCACTTCACCGACCAGATGACCGAGTTGAAATACAACTTCGGTTCGCTGCGCGATGAGCTGATCAAGGGGCGGGCCGGCGGTCTCGCGCGCGAGCTGAAAGGTCTCGCCGACGCCGGCAGGATGGACGAAGCACGTCTGCGGCTGCACGAATACATTGAGCAACTGCAGGCCGTCGGCAAGCATGCCGAGGCGGCAAAACTCTCGGAGCTGGCCTTCGGCGATGCCGTCTTCGATCGCGTCAAGAAGGCACGGCAGGCCGTGCGCGAGCAGCCGGAACCGACAGCTCGAGACATCGAGGAAATCAAGAAGGTTGAAAAAGAATATTCCAAGATTGAAGACCGCCTCGACGACATCAGAATAAAAGCCGACAACCTCAACACCTCGCTAAACTCTGGAGCGCTCAAGGCGCTGCGCGAACTACTCGCCGCGCCCCCAGGTGGCGGGCCTGGGGGAGGTGGCATCGGCCCAGGCAGCCTGATCGATCTCAAGCGCAAAGAGATCGAGGAGACCGAGAAGCGGCTGCAAGGCGCCGGATCAGGGCGCGAGCGCGAGCAGATACAGAAGCAGCTCGACAGGCAGAAGGGCGAGCTGCTGCAGCTTGAGGAATACGAGCGGCGCCAGTCGAAGGAACGCGGCGAGAAGCATGGCGCGCTGATTGCACCGCCGTTCTATGAGGGTATCGGCACCGGGCTCAAGGAGCACGCGCGCGAACACGGCCTCACGGTCGGACGCATGCTCGGGGAGACCATCACCGGGTCCGATGGCCGCACCACCGTGGCGGGCGGCATCGGCGGGGACGCGCTCGGCGGCAGCCCAGTCATCGGCGGACCACGCGGCGGACCTGGCGGCGGCATAAGGCCGCCGGGCCAAGGCCGCCGCGGTATCCTCGAAGGTCCTGCGGTGAAGGGCGCGGCACCCGGCTACACGGCAACGCGCAATGAGGTCGAGGACTACATCCGGCAGGCCGCAATCGCGCGCGGCATCGACCCAGAGACGGCGCTGAAGGTCTACCGCAGCGAAGGCGCCGGCGCATGGCAATCACTGTCCCGCAAGGGCGGCATGCGCGAGCCCTCATATGGTCCGTTCCAGCTCCTGAAAGGCGGCCCAGGCACCGGCTTCCCGATGGGGCTCGGTAACAAAGCCCCGTTCGATGTTACCGATCCAGGCACGTGGCGGCAGAACATCGACTTTGCCCTCAATCAGGCTGTCCAAGGTGGCTGGGGTCCATGGATGGGTGCCCGCAAGCAGGGCATCACCGGCCGGATGGGCATTGGTCCAGGCGCCACGCCGCAGGGCATCACTCCCGCCACGCCGTCGGCACCCGGTAGTGGGGGCATATCGGGAGGCGCTCCGTTAGCGGGAGCAACCGGACCAAGCGCCCGTCATATGCAGGGCAGCATCACGATGGAGGGGCAGACTTATCGCTACGGCAGCGGCGGTGCTGGTCGAGGTGCAACACCGCCGGGATCATATCCGGTCAACATTGGCCGGGGGGACATCGGTCCTATCGGTCAGCGGATAGGATCGATCGCAACGGTAGGCGGTCTCGGGGGGACAATTCGAGACCCACGATTTCCTGGCTCACCTCGCCTGGGCATTCAGATCCACGCCAGCACGGGAGCTCGTCTCGATCAGCTTTATTCGCAAGGGTGCTTCGCCGTCGACCGGCGCCAATGGCCCGCGTTCAGACAACATTTGCTCGATTTGAACAGCCGCACACCGGGAGGATTGCGGATTGACGTAGATCAAGATGGACGAGCGCAAATTGTTGCCCGCAATCAGCAGATCGTTTCTGGCGGAGTACCGACAAGCAACTTTGCCGGGGGCGGTGCAACCGGCTTTGGCACGGGCGGCGCGCCATACTCGCTGCGCTCGCCCGAGAGCGCCGCAATTACTCGCGCGCTGCAAACTCAAGTCAATCCCGCCCTGACCGCAACCGGACAGCTCGATGTCAACGTGAGGGCACCGCGCGGCACTGTTGTGAAGGCCAGCGGCACGGGACTGTTCACGGATGTCCACACGCAACGTCAGGTGCAAAACGAAGAGTCCGCTTATGGGCGGGCGGAGAGTCTAGAAGTTGACTGATCCCGATCCCCCCGATGACGATGTCACCGAAGATGTTCCGCTGCCGGAAATCATCGTCACACCCGATAAGGAGGGAGACGGAGGTCGCTCTCCACTTCGTATTCAGGTAGACAAAACCTTCGAACAACCGCGCCCGCGTCGAGTAGACATGCGGCGCGATCGCGCCGTTCTCATCGTCGAGGGAACAAAGTTTGACGACTGGACCAGCATCATGGTCCAGCACCGCGCGCACGAGCCTTATGACATCTTCAACTTCACCTGCACTGAGGGCTCGAAACTGTTGCCGGACACGCCGCGGCCGGGGCAGCCGGCGCAGCCGCGCTGGTGGGGCGCATTGCAGTTCAAGCCCGGCGACCGCGTCCAGATCACTCTCGCTGGCCACCTTGCCCTCACCGGGATCATCACCACCCGGCAGGCCGCATACGCTGCCGAAGAACACGGGGTGCAGCTCGTCGGAAAGTCGCTGACCTATGACGTGGCGCGTTCGAGCGTCATCAAAGAGAAGATGAATTTCGACAATCAGGGTTTTTCGCAGATCGCGACCCAGGTCCTCGCCCCGTTTGGCATACAGCTCAAAAAGCTTGGCGGCATAGACGAAACGAAATTCGACAACATGCAGGTTCAAGCCGGCGAGCTGGCGTTTTCCTTCCTGGAGCGCATCGCACGGATGCGCAAGATCGAACTCGGCAGCGGCAACGATGGCACCCTTCTCGCCGTCGCGCTGGGCACCCGCTACAACATTCCCGGCGACCTGATCGAAGGCGTCAACATCCTGCGCGCGAACTGCACGCTCTCGGAAGAGGGCGTCCATTCGATGTACTCGACCATCGCGCAATCACCCGGCAACGACGACATCTGGGGCGATGCAGCGTCGAAGATTCACGAACAGGTGTCGGGTCCGCTGCGCCGTTATGCGCCGCTGCTCATCCCGATGGAGCACCCCGGCAACAAAAGCGATGCCCGCAAGCGGGTGGAGTGGGAAAGCGCGATCCGCGCCAGCACGCAAGTGTCTTGCGACATCACCGTGTGGGGATGGGAGACGAAGCACGGCGGCTTGTGGCGCGTCTGGTCGCGTCCATGGGTGCGCTCGCCAATGCTCCTGCTCGACGATCAGCTCGATCTGGAAACCGCGACGTTCCAGCAGAGCGAGCAAGGCGGCACCACGACGACGCTGCACCTCGTTTCGCCAATGCGCGGTCACATCAACTACAGCCTCCAGCCAGGGCCGCGGTAATGGCAGCAATCACCAGCCTGCAAAACCCGTGGCGTGACCGGCTGCGGCCAGCATCGTTTCGCGGCGCCGGCTTTAACGTCGAGACAAGCGGCAAGTCGAGTGGTCGTCGCACGGTCCTCCACGAGTATCCCAAGCGGGACATTCCGTTCGCCGAGGACATGGGCCGACGCGCCAAGCGGTTCCGCATCAACGGCTTTCTCATCGGCCGGGACTATCTGACTGCTCGCGACAAGCTCATCACCGCGCTTGAGGCGGAAGGACCGGGTATCCTCATTCACCCGAGCCTGCCACAGCTCGAAGTGATGTGCGAAGGCTACACCGTCGAAGAGACAAGGGAGCGCGGCGGCTACTGTTCGTTCGACATGACCTTCGTCGAGCATGGCGTTCCGGGGTTCGAGCTGCTCAACCGCAGCGACAGCTCCGGCGAGACGATCGAACCGGCCGCGACGGCGTCGAGCACAGAGGACAGCACCGCTCTCGACGCCACGCTCTCCGAATCCCATCAAACAATTCAGACCCTACCGTAAATGACCAACGAAGACGTTGACGACACTATTGCCATGATCAACCGGATGCTCGACGTGATGGCGTCGCTCGTCCCGAAGACAAGCGGGCGGCGGGGCTCCGACCTGCGCCGCGCGATCGGCGAGCTGCGGGTCACCGCGGAGCACCGCATCCGCACCGCCGACATGGCCGCAGGCGTCGAGAACGTGTTCACGGCGCTCCGCATGTCCGGCGTGAACCTCGCACATATGGAGAAGGTACGGCTGCATCTGCTCGACGAGGTGGCGACCGGCAATATCATGCAGGCGGTCCTGGAATTTTGCATCCGCGCGGCGTTGCGGCAGGATGCCCGCATCGTTCGCGACATGGCCTACCGCAGCCGCAACGAAGTCGAGGCGATCATCGCCCAGATGCACCAGGCGTTCACCCAGGCTGAAGAGGTGGTCGCCGACCAGCTCGCCAGCCAGACCTATCGTCTGCTGATCGCACTCCACGCCAGCGTCACCCGCTTTCTGGTCGATCGCGCGCGGCCACTTCCGCGCGTCGTGAATTACAAGTTCGCTGACTACATGCCCAGCCTGACACTGGCCCACAAAATCTATGGCGACGCTGCGCGCGCGGCGGAGCTTATCGTTGAGAACAACGTGATACATCCGCTTTTTATGCCACCCACCGGGCGCGCATTGTCGAGATAATCAGGCGGTGTCGGCTTCGTCGGCGATCTCCTCCATCTGCTCTTGAGTGAGCGAGAATTGCTGCCTCAGTTGCTGCTTGGCCTGCTGCTCACCTTGGCTCTTACTCAGCGCCTTGAACTGCTTAACAATTTCCTGCTTCCGGGCCGGATCGAGTTCGGTCATGGGGATTTCCTCCAGTTGGCCCCCCACAGACAAGTCCCAGCAGAGGTTCTGGTTTCAAATGCACCGCATCACCCCGCGAGACACTGGCTTCCGTGCCTTTCATGGAGAGGGCCGGGGCACCGTCAATGAGATCGACGATGACCATAACATGCAGGAGATGCACGCCGACCAGATGTGGAGTGACAGCCGCGAGAAGATCGAGCGGGTGCAGAACTACGGCTTTTCATCGGTCCCGTTGAAGCGCGACCAGCAGCAGCAGCAGCAGGGCGGCCAGGCCGGCGGCGGCCAGGGCGGCGGCGAGAAGTCAGACATGAAGGGGCCGGCCGCCGAGGCGTTCTTTATTTACCCCGGCGGCAACCGCAGCCTCCCCGTCATCGTCGCGGTCGACGATCGACGCCACCGGCCGTACGGGCTCAAGGGCGGCGAGTCGATCCAGTACGACGACCAGGGACAGGCGACGTACATCCAGCGCGACGGCGTCTACCTGCTGAGCAACAAAGAGGAGGCATCGCTTCGCCATGTCGAAAAAAAGCCGCAGCAAAGGAAAACCGGCAAGCAAGCTGGATCGGCTCAGGGAAATGCGGGAGGCGGCGGCCAACAAGGTCAACAAACGCAAGGCCAGCAGCAATACGACCACAAAGGGACGGTCAACACGGAAGTCCGGGCGAAGAAAGACCGCGTAGACGTGGTCCTGAAGAAGGACGTTCTGGTCACGGTCAAGGACAACAAGGTCTATCTCGGCGGCGATCCGGGGAAGGATAAGTTCGCATTGGTGCTGACTCAGGAAGGCCCCAGCAAAAACGTCTACGCCAAGGTGTGATCTTTGCCCGACATCAGGATCGTCCAGTTCACCGACTTCCCGCGCGAGGCGGTCGGTCTGGATTGGTTGCTGCAGCCGAACGGAGCGCTCGACGAGACGCAGGCACTGGCCACCGCCGTCATCATGGCGTTCGGCACCGAGCGCCGCGCGGAAGACACGGACATTCTGCCAGATCTCATCGACACCGATCGCAAGGGCTGGTGGGGTGATCTCGACGCAGCGGAGATCTGGGACGGCTGGCCAGTCGGCTCACGCTTCTGGCTGATGCGGCGTGACAAGATCGTCGGCCCGGAGGCGCTGCAGGGTTCCACGATCGCGCGCGCCGAAGCGTACGCGTACGAGTGCCTCACGCCGCTCGTCGAGAAGCGCATCGCCTCGCGCGTGCACGCGGTCGCGTCGCGCCGCGGGCTGCACACCATCGTGGTCGACGTAACCATCTATCGCGGGCCAGACGAGCCAATCGCGCTGCGGTTCGAGGGCTTGTGGGACGAGATCACACGCTAGGAGAACTCCACAATGACAATCGCCAATCCCACCGAAACGGCCCTCCTCGCATTGATCTTCAATGCCACGGCGTGGGCGAACTATGCCGACAATGCCGCGGCAACGCCGCAGACCAACATCAGCGTGGCGCTGCACACTGCCGATCCTGGCGAAGCCGGCACGATGAACACGAACGAAATCGCCTACACGAGCTATGCGCGCATCGATGTGCTGCGCACGACTGGCGGCTGGACAGTGACGGGCGGCAGCGTTTCGCCAGTTGCCAACATCGACTTTCCGATCGGCACCGGCGGCTCGGGAACGGTGACAGCCTTTGCGGTCGGCAAGACTGGCGGTGGTGCCACGCCAATTCTGTTTAGCGGCACCGTCTCGCCGTCCATCGTTTGCGGCAATGGTGTGCGACCGCAGCTCACCACGCTAACGGCGATCACGCTCGACTGATGCACGAAGCTGAGTTTCGTCGTTGCCTGATCGAGCTTGATGTCTCGGCGGCACGGCGGCTCTGGCGCCATGTCGCGCCCCACCTCGAACAGCAGAGCAACAACGGCACTCTCGCGAGTTTGCACCTCGCCCGCACGCAAGCGGCGAGTATCCCACACCGTCTGCGGTTCTACTCGCACCAGTGGCTGACCGAGCGCGGCCTTCCTTCCGCTCTGCCGGACGAGCTGCGGCCGGCGGCTGCACGCATGTACCCGCGCACAGTCTCTGCGGTAGGCGTCAGCGTTCGATCGTTGGATGGCAAGCAGACGCCTCTCGCTGCGGCGGTTGAGGCGGCGATGGCCGATGCGGTGCGCGACGCCTACGCCGAGGGCAAGACCGATCCAGCCTTCGTGCGCGCGCGCATGCGGGAGGCGCGCGACAAACTTTTCAAGGACTAAAGGAGATCGATCCATGGCAGTGAACTACCAGAACCCGGCCAAGCAGGCGCGGATGACCGCAACGCGCGATCATTTTGCCAATGGCACGCTGGAGCTACTGACCTCGGGCGATTCTCTGCTGGTCACGTTTGGCCTCGACGCGACCGGTGGCTCGGTGTCGGCGGCTGGCGTGTGGACGCTGGGGTTCGATGCCACCACGGTTGCTGCCAGCGCGGCTGGGACGGCGGCCAAGGCGCAGCTCAAGACCTCTGGCGGCACGGCAAACCTGACCGGGCTCACTGTTACGGCGACCGGCGGCGGCGGCGATATCGTCCTCAACAACACGTCGATCGCCAGCGCCCAGAATGTCACCCTTTCAGGCGCAACAATCACGCATGCGACGTAAGAAGGGGCTCGTGATGCAGTGGGAATATGATGTCGTGCAGGTCGATCACGTCGGCAATGTCGATGCAGATGTCGAGGCGATGATCAAATCGCTTGACGAGCTCGCAAGGACGGTTGGGAGGCGTGGGCCTTCGAGCGCGTCGAGGATGGCAAGCTCCTGTTCATGAAGCGACAAGTGTCCGGCAGCGGTGGACTAGGCGGCGGTGGGCTGTGAACCTGAAGGCGTCTGACCATGGCAAGCAAGCGATACGCGCCGGCCGTTGACAATGGCCTCGCATACGTCAAGGCCAACGCCACCGCGATCCACCTGTTGCCGACAGGGACCTATGCCGATCGCGCCGCGATCGTCGCCGCATCGCTCGGCAACAAGACCGTGGCTGCGGGCGGAATCTTTCCGGGGGCCATTGCTGCTCACACGCCGAATGGACGCAAGATCACCACGCTCAACGTGACGGATGGCGCAGGCACGGCTGCCGGCACGGCGGCTCACTGGGCCATCGTGTCGGCAACCGAGGCGTTGCTGTTCGGCGACATGACGGAGGCCAAGGCCATTACCAGCGGAGGCGTATGGACGCTGCCGCCATTCGACATCCCCTTCCTGGCCACGGCGTCGTAGCATGTCGCTTGTGCTCGGCGATCGCGTTCTGGACAACGGCCTGTCCGTCCTCGATCTCGAATGCGACGCGCTCTATGTGTGCCACACACAGCCGACGAGCTACATCGAGGCAACCAGCACCTACGCGCTGGGCTCCAAGGCCGTCGGGGTTGGCGGCGTGTATGGCGCGCCAGCGGACGAGACGACGATAGGACGCAAAGTCATATCCGTTGCGGTGGCCAACGGCGGCAGCGTGGCGAGCGGGACGCCGGTCGCCTGGGCTGCGGTCGACACGGTGAACGGCCGCCTGCTGGCAAGCGGTCCATTGACTGGCGGCGTACCGTTCACGGCCGGCGGCTTCAACCTGTCGGACATGACCATCGTACAGCCGTTTGGGCTTTCCGCCAGTCTGCCACTCAATCTGACGCCGCCCGAAGTGAGCGGCGTGGTGATTGACGGCGTGACGCTCAACTCCACCACAGGAATGTGGCGACCTGATCCTGGTCTCACCTACACATTCGAATGGTTCACTGTGCTGACCGACGAGAACGGCGTTCCACTCACCGACGACAACGGTGAAGTTCTCGGCGCTGTTATTCCCGGTGCCACGGCGTCTTATCATGAAATCAGCGGCATCCCGGTCACGCAGGAGAGCACCTGGAATTTCTACGATACGACCATCGGGGCACTGTTTCCCGATCTTGATAATCTGCGCATTCTCACCTGCTCGCCCCAGCACGCCTGTGTGCGCGGCACCCGCGCAAACACCACCGGCAAGCGGTACTTCGAGCTCAAGTTCGACGAAATAAGTGCCAGCTCGGTTTATAATTTTCCGGGAATATGCGGCGACGATCACGTCCTCACCATCGCGGTCTATCCAGGATCGACCAACACCAAGGGCTCGGTCATGTATATGAACGTCTCGGGTGGTCCCTCGTCGCTCAACGCAAACCTTGGCGGTTATGGCTACGGCGTTGTTCCATGGGCCGATGGCGACGTGATTGGGTTTGCCTGCGATCTCGACGCGCGCAAGATATGGGCAAGCCGTAACGGCGTGTGGCTTGGTCTTGCTGGTACAGACCCAGCCACCGATACCAACGGACTTTATTGGGGGGCAGCAGCACGGCAGGCGATGAAGCCATATGTCGAACTCGATTACGGCCCGTCGCAGGTCACGCTGAACACAGGCGCAACTCCTTTTGCCTACTCGCCGCCGACTGGCTACATCGCCTGGGAGGCGCCGTAGATGGCCGACCCGCACGGCTATTTCTGCATCGTCACGGCGACCAATGCACACGGATCGACCAGGGCGCAGTCGGCCGTTGTTCCATGGACCGGTGAGGTGCGGCAGGTCGCCAATCGCTGTTATTTGCCGGATGCCAAGGTGGCGGCGGGACAGTTCAGCAGCAGGTCGTGGCACCGTGCAGCAGAAGCGTTGACTGCGCTTCGCGTCGTGTTCGTCAATTGGCTCGGCAAGAATGAAGCGGTCACCGACCTTGGCATCGTTACCTTGAAGGCGTCGGTGGAGTATCCGGCGGGTACGTTCACGCAGATCAAGTTCAACACCGCAACATCCGTTGCGATGGCTGTTGGGGCAACTGTTGAGAGTGATCTAGCGGTGATCGCCGGCGGTATTCCGAACGGTGCTACCTTCTGGATCAGGACGTTTGCCACTAGCGCGGCGCAGATGCCGCTGATGACCGTGGTCGCCGATCCGACGCGCGGTGACGGTTACGAGACGGCGGCGTCGGGACTGACCGACAAGACCATGAGTGGCACTATCACGGCGGCCACCGAGGCAGGCACGCTGTACATGCCGTCGGCGATCGTCGCCTTCACCACGCAGGATGCCTATGCGTTGCTGGGCGACGAGCGGCTGCGCGGCAAGACGATCCCGGCAAGCGGTGATCGCGGCGAGGTCGCGCCGAAGATAGGTGCGGCCGGACACGGCTACATGAACATGGGGTGCCCGACCGATACGGCGGCTGCATTCGGCACAACGCACAACGCTTCAATGGGACATCCAGCCTATCAGCCGTCGAAGCGCGTGCAATTGGTGAACAAGTATTGCAACAAGGTTGTTCTGCAATACGGCATCAATGATTTTATTGCCGGGGCACCTGACGCATATTTGCGTAACGCTTTACCGAGCATTGCTAAACTGTTTCCAACCAAGAAAACTTATGTTTCGACAATTCCTCCGTACACGCTTTCGACAGATGGCTGGACGACGCTCGCCAATCAAAACGAAAATTATGCGGTTGAGAAGATCGTAGCTGCGGCCGCTGTGGCCAACGGTGGTAGCGGGTACGTGGCGAATGAATTGATTACGTTCAACACAAACCCCGATCCATGGTGGCGTTCGGTCGTTCGGGTTGCCAGCGTGATTGGCGGC